ACTACGACGAATCCCATACTTTTAGCGATGCTTTTAAGCGATATAACCGAGGTTATTATGAAATAACCGAGGGCTATTACAGTGAAGTTCTTGATAAAATCCTTGTTAGGGTGTTCCGAACATTCACACCCCATATTCTCCAGCTTGTAAATATAACTGAGGATTATTAACAATAATATAGCAAAAATTGCTTGGATTATGGCACTACTATAAAAAGATAAGTTATTTTCACTCTCTTTCATTGTACTATTTCTTACTCTATACTATTATATAGAAATAATTTTTTTATAATTCAATAATATTATAAATAAAAAACTTAGTAGAATTATCCAAGTTTTTAATATTTATATTTTTAATTTTATCTATTATACAATTATATTTAGCGATAGCCAAGATTTTATATAATTGTTCCAGTAAAATATCTAGAATATATTTATAGATATCGGTATTATATACAATACTAACCACGTAATCTGCGATATTATTTAGCAATATTAGCAGTTCTTCGCGTTTATATTTAATCCATATCTTATTAATATTATTTATCCCGCGCTTCCACTTGGTATATTCGCAGTACATATCATATTCGTCATTCAATACCAGAAGGTTGTTTTCGTATATATATCTAGGCGGATCCCATTCCTTATTGTTTATGTAATTATTCCAGAGCTTATCTAGCATCGCACATACATATTCCTTGTCAAATAGAGCGAGTATATTACTATATAATTCGTCGTCGCTCGTTTTAATATAATTCCATATATACATAAAAATATCGTCCTTGTTATCGTTATTATCATTTACAGCGATAATTTCCTTAATTTTCTCGTAGATACTGTCCCTGTTTTTAATACTTAGTTTATTTAAATTACCTATCAAACACCTTTTCAGCTCGGATTTCTTCGTAAAGTCGGGTATTATAATATGAAATCTTGATTTAACCTTAGGCTTATTATACTTCTCCTTATTATTATATATTTTTTTCGCCCATATCATTTTGGGGTCATAATAGGAATTGAAACACGAATATGTATTTTTAATATCTACGGCTTTATCCAAAATATTGCGCGGTATATCTATGGAATTATAGATATCTCTAAATTGTTCTATACTAATCTTGATGATTTGTTCGTCCATTATAATTAGTTATTATAAATAATCTTATATATTGATTACAAGGATTGCAAGGATTGCAAGGATTGCAAGGATTGCAAGGATTGCAAGGATAATAATGATAATATACATAAGGCAAAAACAATAATAATTAATAAAGTATTAATGACGCGTGAGATAATTAATAGATTAGAGGAGCTATATTCAAACTATCTTGTATATAGAACTATAATTGTGTGCGACGATAATAGTCTTGACCTGTATGTAAATATACTTAGAGATAATAATTATGATAGCTATGTGTTAAAAGAGTATGACGCTGCGATAAATTATGATTCTCTGGATGTAAGGATATTTTTAATAGAAAAGGGGTGTTTTATCAAGTTTATCAAGGGGTATATTGACAATAAGATTAGCGTAAATGCGGATATGGATATGCATAGATATGGGGCATATTTTTATAATTCAATTATAATACAATTTGATAACGATGACTATGATATCATAGGAGAAACCGAGAGAATAAAGAGAGAATACAAGGAAATATCTAATAATTATGATATTATTATCTAATAATAATTTAGAAGATTATACGAGTAGGATATTAATATGGCAGCAAAGAAGAGTTTTTTCGGAAGCGATATATTTATTATGGTTTCAATAATATTCTTTTTATTATTGGCAATTGCCGTGTTATTCGCATATAATAAAAATAAAATAATGGAGACTTTTATGGGCGAATCTGCTAATAAAAAATATAGAATGGAGTATTATTATATGGACGGCTGCGGACACTGTGAGGATTTTAGTAAATCCGGAGTATGGGAGAAGCTTAGTAGCGAATATGGGAATAAATTAGACTTTAAAAAGTATAATATGAAGGATTGCAAGGACAGAATAGATAAATATGAAATCTCGGGATATCCCACAATAATAATAATAGATAAGAGCGGGTCTGAGAAAAAGTTAGAAGAATATAATGATGACAGAAGATACGAGAAAATGAAGGTATTTGTAGGAAAATACGCGGATATGTAGGTATCTGTAGAGGTATCTGTAGGGGTATCTGTAGGGGTCCTGAAAAATAAGAGTATATAAGCATATTAATAAAACTTTATAATAATAAAGGGTATAAATAAAAATGGGAGGCGGATTGATGCAATTAGTTTTGAAAGGTAATATGAGCGAATATATTACCTTAAATCCGCATATTAATTATTATAAATATGTTCTCAAAAAACATACTAATTTTTCTATGGAAACGATTGTTATTACTTCTACTGGCGATAGCAATATCGGCTTTAAGCCGTCCGCATCTGATTTGCGCATTAATTTTAAAATAAGGCGATATGCCGATTTATTATCTGGCTTGTTTTTGACATTCAAAATCCCCGATATATACTCGGACAATATATATAAGTTCAGGTGGGTCAATAATTTGGGCTTCAATTATATTAAGGAGGCGCAGCTTAAAATAGGAGTTGTTAATATAGAGACGCTATATGGCGAATGGATGAATATATGGAATGAGCTGACGAGCAAAGATAACATTGAATATAATAAGTTGATAGGGAATATAGACGAATATACTGCGCCTTTTAATTTCGTGCCAAAATACAGAGTGTTAAATAACAGGCTTTATAATGTTACCTATCCTGTATCAAATTTCGCGAAAACTCCTCAAAATCCGAGTATTAAAAAGAGAACAATACAGGTTCCGCTCAATTTCTGGTTTACCAAGAATCCCTCGCTGGCTCTTCCGTTATTAAAATTAGAGAATAATGAGGTTGAATTAGATATTTATATTAATAAAGAAGCTTTTGAGGGATTATATCAGGTATGGAGTAATATATTGAATACCTATGTAAGTCCACTGATGTATAATGAGACACATAATCCTACGACAAAAATATCTATCGCGACATTTGTAAAGCCGAGTGATGTTAATTTTGATGTTAATAACGAGCTATTATGTACCTATGTATATTTAGATAGTGCCGAAAGAAGCAGTTTGCTATTGAATACTAACCAGATTAATTATATTATTAATACGGTTAAGAAAACACAAGCCATTGCATTGAATGATAATCATACACTGATAGATATAACAAATGCCAATCATCATATCAAGGAGATTATATGGATTACGCGAAGAAGCGATTCTATAAGAAACTTCAATAATTATACAAATTACACGGGGTCTCACGAATATAGTGAGGGGCTGGGAATATTAGATAGGGCTTCAATATTATGGAACAGAGAAATAACTCGTGTGGATTATGATGCTACTTATTATAATCACATAGAGCCTCATAAATATCATACGAATATACCGAGAACGGGGATATACTGCTATTCATTTGCTTTATTTCCTGAAAAACAGATTAGTTCGGGTTCTTATGATAATACGCAAATTACTACCTCGTTATCTGTGAATGTAAATACCGAGGTTAAAGATGATGACAAATACACATATATTACAAAAGTATATACTGATATATTAAACAGAGTATATGATGTCAATTTTGAAATTACTATATATGTAATAGAAATAAATGTCCTCACAGTCCTTAATGGCGGTGCTGGCTTAAAGTTCAGCTAAGAGACCATTGCTATCAATTATTTTTATATTCTTTGATATAATTAAAGTATTATGGATTTATTTGTTTTGATAATAATAATTGTATTTGTATTTATAATAAAATATTTAATAGATACTATTAACTCTCTCAACGGAGAGATAAGAGAAATAAAAGAAAAATGTATTATCGGCTCCTCGGGCGGCTCCTCAGGCATAACATTTACAAAAAACAGCGAAAAACCTTCTGATAATGTTAATAACGAGTTAATAAAGACCCTAGTATATTTCAAAGACTACTTTGATAATAACAAATAGGGGGTTTAAATACATATAAATAATATAAGCGTTTATAATTAAATGCCGAGAAAAAGTAAAAACAGCGATGTTAAATCTACAATAGATAAGAAAAAGGGCTTAATGAATACTATTGTAAAAGATGTGGTATTGGTGGAAAACGAGGATATTATATTGCAGTTGCCTATATCTGATAATGATATAAATAAAATAAGTATTACAGAAAAATTATTGGAAGCCCCGACACCATATGAGCCGAACTGTTGTTATATAAATGAGACTAACTTCTATAATACGATTCAGGACAATTTGATAAAGGAAGATAATAACGGAGATACTAACATAGATTATAATGATAATATTATTAAATCTTCAAATAATTGCTATTGGTGTTGCCACGCTATTAAAGACAGGATATTTGGGATGCCCTATAAATATAATATTACCACGAATACTTATATATTATTCGGGAACTTTTGTTCGCTGGAATGCGCGAATGCATATAACTTCTCTTCACACTGTGGGAGCGACAAAGTATGGGAGATAAATAGCTTGATACAGATGTTAAGCAAACATTTTGGATGCACTCGCCCGATACGCCCCGCGCCTTCAAGATTTTTGCTGGATATCTTTAATGGCCCTATGAATATTGAGGAGTTTCGCAAGGGTCATAATACGAATGAAAAAACACACCTATTAAATCTGCCACCTATGATAGCAACTACATACAATTACGAAATTGTAAATACATCATATCTCAAAAACATTACAGATAATATGAATAATAAAATTGAGGCAAAGAAAAACAAAAAATGATATAAGAACATTGATATAATAAATATTGTGAATTACCCAAATTACTATTGCTATTAAGAATGACGAGTCTTGATAATAATTGCTGCGTTTCTGCTGCATCGGCGGCGCCAGCTGTTGCGCAAGCTGTTGCGAAAGCCGACGATATACACTTTTCGCATTATAGAGTTTCTACTATAACTTGTAATGCGAATATTGGCGAGGATATTAATTTAAACTTGAAGATGCTGTTTGAAAATATTGTAATCATAGATAAGGATGATACGGATGGGATTGTATGGGCGCAGTATATGAAGGATGGCGAGGATTTAAATCGCGGGACATATCCCAAGAAGAGGAGGAATAGTAAGAAAAATAAGATGAAGAAAAATAGGTTTGATAACCAGGTTACAATTATATATAAGAACGATAAATATATGCCGAATGTGAAAATATTTAAGAACGGCAATATTCAAATAACTGGAATAAAGGTTGTCG